TCAATACGGGCAGGCGTTGTCGGCGGTATAGTCGTGCACCTGGATCGTGCCGGCGATGATGTCGGCCTTGGCCTTTTCGACGGCAGCCTTCATCTCGTCGGTGACCAGCGCCTTGTTGTTGTCGTCCATGGCGTAGTCGACGCCGCCTTCCTTGAGGCCGAGATTTTGCAGGCCGCCCTTGAAGGTGCCGTTCTTGCCGTCCATGAAGGCGGTGTAGACCGCAACGTCGACGCGCTTCAGCATCGAGGTCAGCACCTTGCCGGGCTGCAGGCCGTTCTGGTTTGAATCGACGCCGATGCCGAGCTTGCCGGCATCCGCCGCCGCCTGCAGCACGCCGACGCCGGTGCCACCGGCCGCGGCATAGACGACGTCGGAGCCCTGGTCGATCTGCGTCTTGGCGATCTCGCCGCCCTTGGCCGGATCGTTCCACGCCGCGGGCGTGTCACCGGTCATGTTCTGGATGACATCGGTCGCACCGGCCGCCTTGGCGCCGCCGACATAGCCGCATTCGAACTTGCGGATCAGCGGAATGTCCATGCCGCCGATGAAGGACACCTTCTTGGACTTCGAGGCCATCGCCGCCAGGATGCCGACGAGATAGGAGCCTTCGTTTTCCTTGAAGACCAGCGAGCGGACATTGGGCATATCGACGGCATCGTCGATGATGGCGAAGTTGAGATCGGGATATTCCTTCGCGACCACCTTCAGCGCATCCTCCCAGGCAAAGCCGGCCATGACGATCGGGTTGCGGCCGTCCTCGGCGAAGCGGCGCAGCGCCTGCTCGCGTTGCGAGGCGTTCGACACTTCGAACTCGACATAGGCGGTGCCCGTCTCGGTCTTGAACTTTTCGGCGCCGTGATAGGCAGCCTCGTTGAAGGATTTGTCGAACTTGCCGCCGAGATCGTAAAGGATGGCCGGCTGGACATCCGCGGCGAAAGCCGGAAGAACCATTGCGGTTGCGGCCAGGAGGCCGAGAACGATACGTTTCATGTGATCCACACCCTGTCGGTTATTTTTTTCCGTTACGCGCCGTCCGCCTGCCCGGTTCTCCGGCAGGCATGCGGCATCAGCCAGGAGTGTACTCCCCTCCCGCTCAAGGCAATCTGGCACGGCCCGAAACAAAATTCACGCGGAATTTTGACCTTTTGGAAAAGCATGCCCCCCGTTGGAAAAACATGCCCAAGACGGTGACAGCTGTGGGCGATTGCCACATTGTCGTCTCAAGTCCGCTGGGACAACCCATCAGCCCGGCGCGAATTCTCCGCCGCGCCGCCGGCGCCGGTAGCCGATCGCATAGAGGATGAAGGCAAGCACCGCGAACACGGCAAACCCGGGCTGGGCAAGCACCCAGGCGATGCCGCCATCCCATATCATCGGATTGACCTTGGCGCGCACGAAGGTCTCGAAGGCCGCGCGGGTGTCGGGCGAAACCGCCAGCCAGCTCGAATTCAGCGGCGTCATGACCAATGCGGAAGCCGCCACCGAGCGCGTCGCGTCGAGCACGGCCATGATGACGGCGACCGAGAGTGCGACCATGGCCGCGAGGCGAAACAAAAAACGCAGCATCGAAATCTTCCCCGGTCCTCAAGTTCCTCCCGAGGACCTTCCGGTCAAAGGCGAGGAATAGAATGCGCACGCCCGGCGTGCAATCGCCATACGCGAATTTGAAGCCTATCGCCCGCCTATGGCCACTTTTCGGCTCCGCCGATGGACGAGCCAGACGCTGAGGACGCCGCCGCCAATGGCCCCGACCACCAGCCCGGCAAGGCCGATGAACACCGCGAAGTAGCCGCAGCCGCCTTCGAAACAGCTGATGTCGGTGGCTTCGGCGATCCCCGCGCCGAGCGCGAAGCCGGCGACAGTGCCGACGACGGCGCCGAGGATGATGCCGGCCAGGGCGGCGACGATCGAACTAAAGGCTGACGGTGCCTGCGCTTCCGGCCTTGCATAAAAGGCCTTGGCCTCGTCGCGGCGGCGCAGCAAGTAAATGCAAAAAAGGCCGATGACGATTTCGGTGGCGGCGATCGCAAGCTCCCTGGCGGAGACGGTGAAATCGGGCACGGTCAGCGCATAGACCTGCTCGGCCAGCCGCCAGGCGATGGTGGTGATCTGCCAGATGGTGAAATGACGCGGAAAGCGCGCGGAACGGCTTAAGGCGAGGCCGAGCAGATAAAGCCCCCACACGATGGTGACGATGTCGAAGGCCAGTCCGCCAAGCACGAAATAGAAGACCCTGTCCGGCAGGCCGGAACTCTCGAACAGCCACCGCGCCGAGACCAGCCAGTAGACCGACCATGCCATGACGAAGAGGAGCCAGACCACGGGCACGAAGGACAGCCCGCTGTCCGGACGCCCTGCGGGCGTCAGCCCGCCTGGCATGCCTCCGGCCGGCGTTCCGCTGGCCGGCTGTTCATTGCTCGATGTCATGTCTGGACGTTGCCCCCGCAAAGCCTCCGCCGCACTCGACAGGTGGCGAGGGGCGAAGTCAAGCACGGCCGGCCCTGCCGCCTTGCCCGTGCACACCATTCAGAACCGAAGCGCCTTAGAAGCGGAGGCGTTCAACGCCCCGTGAAACGATGCGTGGACGGCAAAGCGAATAGACTGCCGTTATGGCTTGGCATTCGGCGCCGGATCGACTAGATGAGCCCCGCGCCCGTTTGATTGACGGGCGCCGGGAAGGGCATCCGCTGGTTGGCGGTGTCCATCAAGCGGGTCTTCCCGCAAATCCCAAAGGGATGCATCTCCCCAACCCGCGTGGCAAAACCGGCCGGCGCGAATGCAAGGACGGAGAGGTGGCCGAGTGGTTGAAGGCGCACGCCTGGAAAGTGTGTTTACGGGAGACCGTAACGCGGGTTCGAATCCCGCTCTCTCCGCCAGACCCCCTTAAGGTATTGATCCATAAAGAAAACCCTTGCGTTGCAAGGGTTTCGGCTCCAAATGGTGCTACAATGCCTGCTACAAAAAGGGCTAGCCAGCACCATGAAATATGTCAATTTCCAGCGCGGCCGATACGTCGTCCGTGTCACGGTGCCGCTCGAACTTCGTGGGATCATCGGCAAGCGCGAACTGGTCGCTCCGCTCGACGCGGACAAGCGGTCAGCGGAACGCGCAGCGCACGGCGTCATCAATGGCTTTCTGGCGACGATCGATGACGCGCAGGCAAAGTTCACCGCGACCAGGCCAACAACCACCAGCGCGGCCAAGGCGCACTATCAAGCTGAACTTGAGGCCGACGATCGCGAGCGGGCGGGTGCCGGATCAAGCGCCGTCGCCGAGACACAGGCATTGTTCGCGCCACGCCGTGCAAGCCTGCTTCGGCTAGTCGTGGCAGGCCAGATCGACGGCGACGAAGCCGAAGCGCTGATAGGCTATGCCGCCGACGATCTTGAAGCGAAGGGGCTTGCGCCGACACTCCCACGCGGCGACCTATTGCGCGCCCTCGCCGAAGTGCAGCTAGACGCCTTCGCTCGCTTCGATGAGCGAAACAAGGGCGTTGTCGTGCCGGGCGAACCGAAGAGCGCTCTGTTGACCGCGCCAGGGCCGCCAGCGCCCATGACGGCCCAAGATCGTGGCACAGGTGCAACGCTAGACGACGTGCTCGTTGCCTTCCACAAGGAGCGCACGGCCGGCGCAAGGAACCTAGCTGACAAGACCATGAGCGAGCACAAGGTCGCGGTTCGTATGTTCAACGAGTTCATGGGCGGTGCGATGCCGGTCCGGTCGATCACCCGCGCTGATATCCTCGGCTACAAGGGCGCTCTGCTACAGACACCTAATCGCTACGCCGCCCGCTTCCCTGGTCTAACACTGCCACAGGCGATCAAGGCGAACGGCAAGCTCGAAAAGCCGATCCCGACGCTCGACCCGAAAACGATCAATCTTAAATGGCTGTCGCACCTGTCGAGCATCTTCAGATGGGGTGCAAACAATGGGCTGGTCGACGCTAACCCGGCCGCTGGCATCCGCGTTGACGAGGGCAAGGGCTATCAAGAGCCGACCCGCGTTCCATTCACACAGGACGACCTACAGGCGATCTTCGGCAATGAGCTATTCAAGCACCCAGCGCGATACGAAACGCCACAATGGGCGCTGTTGCTGGCGCTCTACACCGGTGCGAGATCGTCAAGCGAGATAGCCAGAATACGGCTTGCCGACATCTATGAAGAGCAAGGCGTTCCGGTCATCAATCTCTCTTTGGCATCTAAAAACGTTCGATCAAAGCGCATCGTGCCGGTGCATGATGCTCTCATCCGGCTCGGCTTTCTTCCCTACGTCGACAAGCTGCGCCGCAAGGGCAAAGAGCGGCTTTTCCCTGATTGGGAGCCAGAGGACAAAATCAACCGCTGGTTCCTGCGAAGCTTTAAGCCGCTTGTCGGAATCAACGACAGCCGAAAGGTATTCCACTCTTTCCGGCACACGCTCAAAACCGCCCTGGCCCGCTACGGCGTCAATCGCGACGTGTCGGACCTGATCACAGGCCACGCCGACCAGTCAGTCGGTGGCATCTACATTGGCGATGCCGCCGTTACGATGGTCCAGGCAATGAGCGATGGAATAAACCGGATTGACTTCAAGCTGCCGATTACCAGCTTAGATCATAAATCGCCCGAAAAGTAAACCTCGATAAAGAAAGATATAGGACTTTGCTCCTATCTATGAACGTGAGACAATAACCTCGAAATCAAGTTCGAGGTTGTGTTGTTCAAGCGTCCCGTTGAGTTGTTCAAGAATTTGTTCGGTGGCGATATCGAAAAGAAATCGATATCGCTTACTGACCCTCTGGCGCTCGACTTGTTCGGTGCATTTCCGACAGTAGCCGGACCTTCGATCAATGCCGCGACCGCGCTTCGTGTCCCGGCCGTGTATTCAGCTATCGTGCTCATCGCGGGCACGATTGGTTCGCTTCCCGCCAAAATCTTTGTAGCAGGGGCAGATGGCGGGAAGCGAACCGCTAACGATCATCCGGCCTATCGCCTTGTGCATGACGAAGCCAATGAGTGGACTTCGGCCGGGCAGCTTCGCGCCACGCTCACTGCCGACGCGCTCCTGCACGATCACGGATATGCCCTGGCTATCCGTGTTGGAGCTGGCAAGCCACAAGAGTTCATTCGGCTCGACCCTCGAACCGTCACCATCAAAACGAACGAGCTGACTGGCGAGCCTGTCTACGTTCGGCGCGTCGGCACTCGCGAGTGGATCTATGATTTCCGCGATGTCCTTCATGTTTCGTCGCCTCTTAGCCTCGCGCCGATCAAAGCCGGCCGCGAAGCCATCGCCCTGGCTACGATCTTAGAGCGGCACGCATCGCAGCTCTTCGCCGGTGGCGCTAAGCCGTCCGCGCTCTTCTACAATGACAACAAAAAGGGCGGTGAGGGCGGCACCTCCGGTTCGAAGGTCATCGCCGCGATCAAGGCCGCCTACCGGGCCGCTACTTCGTCCGGCAGCTTCACCGAACCCATGGTGCTCGATGACGGCTGGAAATACGAACAGATAGCGCTGACCAGCACCGACGCCCAATTCGCTGAGATGCGCGTTGAACAGGTCAACGAGATCGCCCGCGTTTTCCGCGTTCCGCCTCATCTGCTTTTCGAGCTTTCCCGCGCCACCTGGTCGAACGCCGAAGAGATGTTTCAATCGTTCCTGACGCTCACGCTGCGCTCGTGGCTGGATGAATGGGAATGGGCTTACGCCCGCGTCTTGCTCACGCCTGAAGAGCGCAAAACCCATTACGTCGAGTTCGTCATTGACGACCTCATGACCGCCAATTCAGCGACCCGCGCCGAGACCTATCAGAAGTATCGTGCCATGGGCGCGATCACCGCCAACGAGGTTCGCGCCGGCTTGAACCGTGAACCGCTGGAAGGCGGCGACGTTCTGGCAAATCCGAATATCACGCCAGGCGCACCTTCAGCGCAAAATGACAACGGCACCGCCGACAAGGCGGCGGCATGAACGAGCACGTCGCATTCTTCGGTGACGGTGAGCGCACCTTTGCGCTCACGCCCGACCTCATCATCGAACTTGAACGCAAGACCGGGGCGGGCATCGGCTCGCTCTGCCTTCGCTTTCCTGAAGGCAACTTCCGCCACGCCGAGCTTGTCGAGATCATCCGGCTTTCGCTCATCGGCGGCGGCACCACGCCAAAGGAAGCGGCCGCCCTTGCTGACACCTACGCGGCCAAGCGTCCACTCACCGAACCATTCCCGATCGCGGTAGCGGTCTTGCAAGCAGTCTGGAGCGGCACGCCGGCACCGACAACGGAAGGCCAGGCACTCCCCAATGGATAAGCTCGTTCTCGAAACGAAATTCACAACCGATGAAACCGGCGACATCGAGGGCTTGGCATGGCCTTTCGGCTCTGCCGATCGTGTCGGCGACATCATCGAGAAGGGCGCTTTCGCTGGCGTCAAGCTCCCGCTTACCATGCTGTTCGGCCACGACCAGAACGAGCCTATTGGCGTCTGGACAGAAGCGACTGAAGCACCGGATGGCTTGCGTCTGAAGGGCCGGCTTCTGGTCGATGACGTTGCACGCGCCCGTGAGGTTCGCGCCCTGGTCCAGTCTGGCGCGGTGCGCGGTATCAGCATCGGCTTCGTCACCCGCAAGGCCCTGGCCCGCGTCGGCGGTGGCCGGACTATCTCAAAACTCGAATTGCTTGAGGCGAGCCTTGTGTCTCTCCCCATGCATCCCGGCGCGCGCGTCACCAGCGCGAAGTCGGCAATCAAGGCTCTCGGCATCGCCGATGCGCTCAACCGCGCCACGGCGCTCTTACGAAAAGGCCACTGACAATGAAGACTGCAAATAGGCGGGCGCTTACCGGCGCCCTCGAACTGAAGGAAGCCGACGACACTGAAAACGTCGTCACCAAGGCACTCGCCGACCTGACTAAAACGGTCGATGATCGCCTGAAGGCTGTCGAGGCCAAGTCTGGCGATAGCGTCAAGCTCACCGAACGCTTCGAAAAGCTCGAAGCCAAGATGAACCGCCCGGCTGCCGCGAACTCGAATGTTCCCGTCGCCGACAACGACAACCCTACGCCTGAAGCAAAAGCATTCGGCACGTATCTCCGACGTGGCGATCGAGGTCTTCAAGACATCGACGTGAAGGCTCTTACGGTCGCGACGGATGCGACCGCCGGCTATCTCGCACCGACCGAATTCAGCGGGGAGATTCTCAAGGCCTTGCGCCTTTTCAGCCCGCTTCGCCAATACGCCAAGGTCGTGACCATCGCCGGTTCAGAGATCAAGTTTCCTCGCCGCATCGGCTCGACCGCCGCGACCTGGGTTAGCGAGATCGCCGACCGCACCGAAAGCGGCCCGTCCTATGAACAGGTCACGCTGACGCCGTGGGAGATGGCAACCTTTGTCGAGATCAGCCGGCAGCTGCTTGAAGATGCCGCCTATAATGTCGAGGCCGAAGTTTCCAGCGATCTTGCCGAGTCGTTCGCCATCGCCGAAGGCAAGGCGTTCGTTGACGGCACGGGCACCGATCGCCCAAAGGGCATTCTCGTCGCTACCGGCATCGCCGAAGTGAAGACTGGCGTTGCCGCTGACTTCCCGACCACAAACCCCGGCGATAAGCTCATCGACGTCATGAGCGCGATCCCGACAGCACATGCGCAGAACGGCGCATGGGCGATGAACCGCAACACGCTCGGCATCGTGCGCAAGTGGAAGGACAGCCAGGGCAACTATCTCTGGCAGCCCGGTCTACAGGCCGGTCAGCCATCCTCGCTGCTTGGTCGTCCGGTTATCGAAATGGTCGACTTCCCCGATGTCGCGGCCGGCAAGTTCCCGATCGTGTTCGGCGACTGGTCCGGCTATCGTATTGTCGATCGCACCGACTTCAGCATCCTGTCCGACCCCTACACGCGGGCGAAGAACGGCATCNTCCGGCTATCGTATTGTCGATCGCACCGACTTCAGCATCCTGTCCGACCCCTACACGCGGGCGAAGAACGGCATCGTTGTTCTTCACAGCCGCAAGCGTGTCGGTGGCGACGTCACCAACCCTGACCGCTTCGCTAAGCTGAAGATTTCGGCGTAACGAACATGCGGCTCGCACCTGAAACCATCGTCATCCGGCAAGGCAGCCATGCTTTGCGGCTGCGACCGTCATTGCGGGCCGCAAGCATCCTTCAGCACAAGCACGGCCTGGGCATGGTCGTGCACGGCCTCAATCACGGCAACTTTGGTATCATCGCCGATGTTGTGATGGCCGCCACTGATGACCCGGCCGCCTACCGCGACCTTCTAGAGATCGTCGCCGACAAGGGCGTTCGTTCTCTCTCGTCGCTCTGCGATGACCTGTCCCTGTTCGTGGCATTCTGTTTCGGCATCGATGCCGACGCTGAACATCCCGCTGAGACCCGCGAGAAGGCGGGCAAAGAATTTTCAATCGAAGCCGGCCTTGAACAGTTCTTCGAGATCGGCACAGGCTGGCTAGGCTGGTCGCCGACCGACACATGGGCGGCAACGCCTGCGGAGATCATCGTCGCCCAGCGTGGCCTCGTCGCCAGGCTGAAGGCCATTCACGGCAGCGCCGAAGAGACGCCCGAATATGATCCGCTCGAAACTGTAAGCCCGGAACAGGTCCGGGAAGGCATCGCTAGATTGCGAGTGCTGGCGCGTCAGACCCAATGACCCGCCCCCCACACCTTTGCCAATGTGGCAAGATCGTTCCCGCGGAGCCGCGTTGCGCTTGTCAGGTAGTGCGCGACCGGACCCGCAAGGCACGCTTCGATCGCACTAGGCCGTCGGCCCGCGAACGCGGCTACGACTCCAAGTGGGAGAAGGAAAGCAAGGCGTTCCTCGCCATGCCACAGAACCGCCATTGCGCGTGCGCCTGCGGCCGGCTCGCTAATATGGTCGATCACATTGTCCCGCATCGTGGCGACAAGCGGCTCTTTTGGGACCGATCTAACTGGCAGCCGATGGCCGCGTCACCCTGTCATTCGAGCCTTAAGCAACGACAGGAGCGGCAGCCATGAACTCTTTTGGCGTTCGATCAATCAGGCTCAATCTCGACCATACGCTCAAGCATCCGAGCATTGTAGTCACGCCCATCTGCTCCAGAATGCGCACGCCGGTGGCAGTTTGGGCAAAGCCCGATCACGAAGCGGGGATTGTCAGGTCCGCCATCGCTGAGCCGACGAATATGATGTGGCTCAAGATAAGGGACGCCGTTCGGCCTAAGGAACGGTGCGGCTTGGCCGCAGCTCTCACAATTTCCTCTTGCGCGAGCCACGACGTAGTCGCGCACATCACGGCTGCGCTGGATTATGGTGCTCTCGGCCACTCTCCGGCCTGGGGCTTCTACCGACGCCGCGAACGCACGTGCGCGGAGCGCGTCGATATCGCGGCCTATCTGTGGCTCCACTTGTTGTGTGGCTTCCTCGACCGCCTCCAACGCGCGCAGTTCAAAGACGATCGCTTGGCGCATGTTGCCGTCGCGATCAGGTGCCTCTTGTCTGTGATAGCCCGCGCATACCATCTCGCCTTCGAAGCGAAGACCTGCTGGGAGCTTTCGAAAAAGAAGGAGATCGCAACCATTCGACAGGTGATTTGCGATCGCAGCGTTGCCGCGGGCTATCTGCATATCTCCTCTTTGTCCTTCTCCGAAATACTCAAACGTGCCGTCGGCAAGAAGCCGGTCGGCATAGCCGTGTTCAAGTCCTTCCTCACCTGTGATGACGATTACAACCTGGTGAGCGGCAGGCGTGATAATTCCGCCTTGCTGCTGCCCGCCGAAGTGCGCGTGAATGTCTCGACGCCGATTGTAAATCCGGCCGCGTTCGAATCCCCAAGCCATTGTTGCTTTCTCCCCTCAAAGCCCAGTTTGGCGGAGAGACTATCCGCGCGCAACTATCAAGGAAGACCCGAATGACGCGCGACTACACCCTTACGTTCGAAGGCATCTCTCAACCCATCTGGGAATGGGCGCTCGACTATGGAATCCCTGTAAGAACGATCATGACCCGCCTTCACCAAGGCATGTCCGTCGAACGGGCAATCACCAAAACCATTCTAGCCAAGCCAGGCGTCACGCTCGATGAACTCGACCCGACTTGGGCCCGGGGGGTGGTCTCTGACCTGCCAGCATCCGTAGGGACCGGCGGGAGGAGCACCGTGCAAGAGAGCACAAATATAAATATTTCAGCTTGCGCCAGTCATAAAATCCTGTATCAGGATCATGTCGAACCCAAAAAAGGATTTTGAACATGCTCCCTACACCAGCGACGGTCGCCAGCCTTTTCGCCCTCATGATGCAACGCTACGGCAAGACGCGAGCCCGCATCAGCAACGTCACCTTAAAGTCTGTCTCACGCCGGTCAATGCTGCGCGCGAAGTTCCTTTCGGACGTCCGCTCCGAACTTGAAGAGTGGGGCTATCTGATCGTCCCGCTTGATCGCGGCGGATTCGGTCTGCTGTCCAGTGCGTCTCTGGAAGGTGCGCCTCCCATCACCGCTAAGGGTCTCATCCCAGAAGAGCTCGCCGCATTGAAGAAAAACGACCTGAACGAAGATGCAGTCTGGGCGGAATTGGCTGCCGAGGTTGAAGAGCCTCAAGAGGAAACATGACCGACCTTGCCCTTCTCAAATCACACATGAACCTCATCGGCACCGATGACGATGCCTTGCTGACCCACAAAATCGCGGCGGCCGAACAGTGGATTTCTGATCACATCGGAAAGGATCTAGCCAGCATCGATCCGATGCCGGCTACCCTTACCGAAGCCGTGCTTCAGCTTGCAGCCGCCTGGTATGAGCAGCGCGAGGCCGTCTTAATCGGCATTGGCGCGAATGAAGTGCCTTTTGGCGTCCGCGATCTCATTCGCCCTTACCGTGAATGGGTGCTTTGATGGCGTATTCCAAACAGCTTCAAGCCTTCGACAAGGTCATGCGGGAGCTTCCCGACGCCGTCGCGAAGGCTGTTCAGCCTAAGCTGGTCATCGAGGCGAACAAGATCGCCGGCCGTATTCAGCGCGCAGCGCCGGAAGATAGCGGCGACCTGAAGGATTCAGTGGCCGTCACCACACCTGGTCAATCGACGCCTGCCTATTCGCAGCCAGGCGGTTCGCGCATCGCCGCGAACAACGAAGCCATCATCACCGTCGGCAACCACGTCGTTCGCTATCCGCATCTCATTGAATACGGCACTTCCAAGATGGCGGCTCAACCCTATTTCTGGCCGATCGTTCGGGTTTTCGGCCCGCGCGGGCAACGTGCGATCAAGCTCGCACTCGGCAAGCTGGTCAAAGCCGCGTGGCAACGGTCATGATCGAACCATCCCTGGCGCTTCAGACCGCCATCAACACCCGCCTTTCTTCAACACCGGCCGTCACTGCACTCGTTGCGGCCGATCAAATTCGCACCGGCAGCATGCGCCGTGAGCAGCTGCCTTCCGTCATCATGGCGGGCTCGCAAACCGAATATCTTGGCTATAATTCCGGCAGGCAATACAGCGCCCGCGTCTTGCTAGACCTACATATCTGGGCGCTCGACGCTGGCGGCGATTTGGCGAAGGCTATCGGCTTCGCGCTGCACGGCGCGTTGCTCGCGCCGCTCGTCATGGTGGACTGCGCTATCGATTTCTTTGAAGCCAGGAACGTCCGCTGGCTTCGCGACCCGGACCCTGACTTTGCGCATGGCGTCCTCAACGTCGAAGCCGTCATTAGGTGGAGCCTCTAGATGCGCGCTGGTAGACTTTCGAGAACGATCACGCTGCAGCGTTCCAACGGTGAGACAAAGAGCCCGACCGGCGTTGTCACGCTATCCTGGGTGAACCTCGCCACCAGCCTTCGCGCCGAGATGATCGGTGAGACCGCTGACGAGACGCCTCGCACGTTCGGCGAAGCCGAGAACATCACCATCACATTCCGCATCCGCTACGTCGGCAATCTCACCACGGCCGACCGTGTGCTTTATGAGGGGACGCCTTACAACCTGATCGGGATCGCTGAGATCGGCCGACGGCGTGGCCTCGAGTTGCGATGCGAGCGCAAGCGATGACTTGTGCTACCCTCACCGCGCCGGTGGCGCAATTGGTAGACGCGATTCGCAACGCAGCGGCCCGGATGTTGCCGGAAGCCTTTGTCGGCTGCGTTTTTGGTTGCGGGTTCGATCCCCGCCCGGCGCACGAACCATTCCTGTGACGCATCTTCGTGGCGTGAAGCCAGCCCTGTCGCATGATCGCGACCCGCTCACTAAGGCACCGCCACCACCTCGCTACTTCAGCGCGTTCGCTAAGGCCGAATGGGCGCGTGTCATGCCCCGGCTCATTGACGATCGGATCATCACCAAGGCCGATCTCGGCGGCGTCGAAGACTTCTGTCTGGCGCGCGGGCTGGTCCGTGAGATCGACGCCGTCATGCGCGACGATAGCGGCACGATCGACCTGAAGCTGGTGCGGGCACAAGACAAGGCAATGCAGACGGCCCGGCAGCTTGCCGCCGAGTATGGCCTGTCGCCAACTTCGCGCACCCGCGTCGGTGGTCGCGACGACGAAGACGGCGACACGAACCCGCTGGACGTGCGATGACCGCCAGCACTTACCCTGAATGGATATTCGACGGCTCGCCGATTGCCGACCCCCTTGGCTATGGCGACCGCGCCGTGCGCTTCCTGAGAAGCCTCAAGCATCCGAATAGCACCGCGCCTGGTAGCGGATTTCAACTTCATGATTGGCAGGAAAGGATTGTTCGACGCATCTATGGTCCGCGCCACCCAGATGGCCGCCGAATTGTCGAGACGGTTTTCTGGATGATTCCTAGAGGAAATCGGAAGACCTCGTTGGCCGCGGCGCTGGCGCTGCTTCACACGATCGGCCCTGAGAAAGTCCCGGCCGGCCAGGTCATCTTTGCCGCTTCCGATCGCGAGCAAGCCGGGCTCGGCTTCAAAGAGGCCGCGAACATCATCCGCATGGACCATCGGTTGATTGCTGCGACCAAGATTTACGATGCGCACAACAGCGTCAAAAAGATCGTCTACAAAAAGCAGGACGTATCGCTTCAGGCCATTTCGAGCGACGGCGCATCGCAGCACGGCAAGACGCCCGCCTTTATCCTGGTCGATGAAATACACGTCTGGAAAGGCCGCGACCTTTGGGAAGCGCTGAAGTCCGGTTTGGTGAAGACGCCCGGCACGCTCATGGTGATTGCCACCACGGCCGGCCGTGGCTCTGAGAACATCGGTTTCGAGCAATACGACTACGCCCGCAAGATCGCGCTCGGCGACATCGACAATCCCGCTTTCCTGCCGATCATCTTCGAAGCCGCCAATGACAACGATTGGAACGCTGAAGCGCTCTGGCATCGCGTCAACCCTGGCCTAAGACATGGCTTCCCGAATCTGAACGGCCTGCGCTCGCTGGCGAAGGAAGCCGAACACCGGCCGGCCGAACGCCACGCCTTCAAACAATTTAACCTCAACATGTGGCAGGCCCACAGCCGGACACCGCTTTTCGACATGGCTATCTATGACGAAGGCCTGTTCGAGTTCGAGCTTTCCGACCTTGAAGACTTGCCGTGTTTCATCGGCGTTGACCTGTCCGTGAACGGCGACCTGACAGCCGTTGTCGCCGCGTGGCGGCACGACGACGGCCGGATCACGGTCTTTCCATGGTTTTTCGTGCCAGGCGACGACCTGCGTGGCCGCGCCGACCGCGATGGCGTTCCCTATGAGCAGTGGAAGGCAGATGGTTATCTCACCGCAATCGACGGGCCGATCATCGAACCTGAAGTGATTGAGGCCCACGTCCGCGAACTATGCGCGCGCTTTCGCGTCGAGGAAGTAGCCTTCGACCCGCACCTTGCGCGGACGATGATGCAGCGGCTCCACAATGACGGCATCCCCGCAATCGAGATGCGCCAAGGTCCGCTCACGATGGCGCCAGCGATCGGCGACCTTGAGCGCACCGTCAATGGCCGCAAGATTCGCCACAGCGGCCATCCTGTCCTTCGACATCACTTCGACAGCGTCGTGGCCTCGACGGGCGATACCGGCCTGACGCGCATGCACAAGGCGACGGCCCGCGACCGCATCGACGGCGCTGTTGCAACCGCAATGGCAGTCAGCCGGGCCGCTGCGAACGACAACTCCCGCTCGATTTACGATCACGACGATCCCGAAGAACTCTTTGCATAGGAACGACCATGGCAGACGACCAGATTTTAGCCGTAGACCTCATAGCCCGCGATAGCGATTTCCGGCGAAGCTTCGAACGCGCCCGGGTCTCGGCTGTTTCTGACTTCGACAAGATCGAACAGCGTGCAAAGACCATGACATCGCGCCTGGACACGTCGTTCGCGAATATCGGCGGGCTGCTTAAGGGCGGATTGGCCGGCATGTTTCTAGGCGCTGGTGCAGCCGCTACGGCCGCGCTTGCACCGCTCGCGCTTTTCAACAAGGCGCTCGACACGATCGACATGGCTTCGCACCTGGTCGACACGGCCGACCGCATCGGACTGTCGACAACCGCTCTTCAAGAACTCGGCTTCGGCTTTGCGCAGGCTGGCGTCGAACAGTCTGAGTTCGAAACAGGCATGGAGCAGTTTTCGAAGCGCATCGGCGAGGCAGCTACGAAGGGCGGCCGGCTGGCTGACATCCTGAAGGCGAACGGCATCGCCATCCGTGACAGCAACGGGCAGATACGAACTTCCGAGCAGCTTCTCGCCAGCTACGCGGAGTTGATCCGCAATGCGTCTTCCGAGCAGGAAAAGATGCTCTTGGTCACCGAAGCCTTCGGTCGTGGGGGCGGCGCAATGCTCGTCGGCCTCAACGACGGCGCTAAAGGCATTCTGAACATGAAGAAAGCCGCAGAAGATGCCGGCGGTGTCATCGATGAGCAGCTATTGCGTCGTGCGGAGGAGATGGGCGACCGCTGGGACGCTGCATGGCACCGTTTCTCCGTAAGCTCACAATCGGCCATCCTGTCGGCCCTGGAAGGCATGGATGGCCTTAACAAGATGCTGGTGGACCATCAAAAGCTGGTGGCTGCAGCCGGGCTAGGCACGCTTGCCGGTTCGCTGGTGCCTGAGAAGGGTTCGGTCATCACTGGTGCGGGCAAGGGCGATAAGCCTGACGCGATCGACGTTCGCATTTCACAGGCCTTCGGCGGCGAGATCGACAAGGCCGACGACAAGCTCGTCGAACACCTGAAGGCCAGATACGGCAATGCCATGAACCGGGCGACCATCATTCCCGGGGAAGCCGGCGATAAGGCCAGCGGCTCAAAGGCAAAGTCTCCAGCGCCGGATGGTTTCGAGCGCGAGTTGGCACAGACGCAACGGCGCATTGCGCTCATGCGGGCCGAGACAAGCGCACAAGCTGGCCTCAATCCCCTGGTCAACGACTACGGCGACGCGCTCGCCTTCGCTCGAACTAAGCAAGACCTTCTCAACGCCGCACAGCAGGCCGGCAAGACGATCACGCCCGAACTGGCGGCAACGATCGACGGGATTGCCCGGTCCTACGCCAGCGCCTCTACAGAGGCGCAAAAGCTAGCTGACAGCCAGGATAAGACCCGCGCGATCGCGCAAGAAATGTCCGGCCTTGGTCGTGACGTTCTCGGCGGCTTCATTTCTGACTTACGCGCCGGCGCGTCGGCATCTGACATGCTGGTCAACGCCCTTGGAAAAATTGAAGACAAGCTTCTCGACATCGCCTTGAACGCGCTCTTCAGCACGACCGACGGCGGCGGCATCATGGGGATCATCGGTTCACTGTTTGGCTTCAGCGGTGGCGGGCTTGTGAAGGGGGATGCCTGGGCCGGTATGCGTCTCGCCGGTGGCGGCCACGTTCGCGGACCTGGCACCTCAACGTCCGACAGCATCCCGGCCAGGCTCAGCGACGGCGAGTTCGTCGTGAACGCTCGCGCTACGTCTCGCAACCTGGCACTGCTTCAGGCCGTGAACGACAATCGCCTTCCCGGCTTTGCCGATGGTGGGCTTGTCGGCGACACGCCAGCTTTCGCCGGCAATGACAACCGCGCTGGACCTCAAGTCGTCATCAGCGCCCCGGTGACCGTGCATGGCAGCGCGGGCACACCAGCACAGAACGACGACCTTGCTAAGAAGATGGGGCGTCAGATGGAGGCTACGATGCGCGGCGTCGTTGCCGACGAACTTCGAAGGGCCTCACGTCCCGGCAACCTCGCCAACAATCGAGGCCGCCGCTAACTTTCCGCTATATCGTAACCAGCAGAAAAAAAGATCGGCCACAGTTTCCCGACGGCGACCGATCTTCAGGAGTTTCTATGTCTGTATATAGCACTTCCGCGCCCGAAATGCGCTCTACCACAGAGGATTTTTTTCCTATCATCGCGACGACCCTGGGTCGGCCTGGTGACAGAAAGGGAAATCGGAAGCACCTCAAATCACCTTACCGCGATGCAGCGTTCCGCTATGCGTTCCAAGGGCTCGACGCTCTGGACGAGCTTGAGGAAAGCGGGCCGACTTCAGTTACAGTGTCCTTGCCCCTCACCAACACCTCAACCCCTACACGCTACGTCCGCGAACGTCTCTCCTCTGAAGCATCTGCACGCCATGAACGCTTCTGGGAACCCTTCAACGTCTACACCGGCTTGCCCGCCCACGACGTGCCGGCTGTCTGGCGCGATCTCAGCGACGTGTATCGCCTAGAGTGGTTTCATCACGCGCTGCGCCACACTGGTCCCGTTCACGCCTTTACCTTGAATCTCTCTCCCGACATCGACCGTCTAGCCCGCACCAAGCCGTCGGCCGTCAAATGGTTGTCCAGGCGGATTGCCCGTCAGCTTAGGCTCGCTCTCGGAATGCCTATTGATTTCTGGTTCGCTGTAGAGGTCACAGAGACGGGTCAGCCGCGAAGGCTACATTGTCACGGCGAGCTACAGATCGCGCCTGGTGACTCTGTGTGCGCCCGCAAAGCACTACGCATCGCCGGTGGTGAGTGGGATGACGCTCGCCAGTTCCAGGCTGACACCATCCCGAACCCGGATGTTGTCTGGAGTCACTACGTTCGCGGGTTGTCGGTCTTGTCTGGCGTCGTGCCTTATCGAGGGCGGTTCAAGAACCTAAGCCGGCCGATTAACGGTGACTGGTTCACCGCGACCAACACGGTTCGCAGCGGTGCGAGTTCGCTCTATACCGGCCGACGCCTAGCGGTTCTCTCGCTCCTAAAGAACTTTCCGGCAGCCTGAAAGTCATCGATGACTTATATAAGTATCTGAAAATGTTACATAATATTCGTTGACGGCTACGTCGGGATGACTCATGTTGCCCTCGCAATCCTGCAACGGAGGACACCCGCATGGATACCTACATCGATAACGACACCTATGACCGGCTTACCCTGGCTCTCGCCGAGATCGAGCCTTGCCCCTTCACCGGCAAGCGCGAGCCTTACCAGATGGTCGAGGCGCTTATGGCGGCCCAGTTATGGCCCGTGAGCATCAGGGTTAGCCCTAACGTCGGTCCGGCTGAAAAACCGCTATAATAGGAAAAACCCACAACCCGTGGGCTAAGGAGAACCACTTTGACGAACATACCTCTACAGCGGATCACCTATAAGCGTGTCCGTGAACTGCTACTGGCTTCTGCAAACGCCGATAAGGCGCACCAGGTGCAAATCCTGATCGATGAGGAAGGCAAGTCGTTCGCCACCGGCAGTGTCGACACCGACATAGCTGTAATGACCTATGACCGCATGACTGCCGAGCATCCTGACCTGGGGCTTATCCGCGTCTACTGGCCTCGCAAGCGGCCACAGGATCACGGCTACGCGACGGTGGCTTAGCTATGATCTAGGGAGGGATTATGAGCGGCGCATAATGGCGCCGCTCATGCTCCTAGTCTTTGTCGGAATGGTCCGGAAGAATGTCGACTGAAAGGCCGGCTGTGTTGATATCCTCGATCGAGGCTAGCGCATCTCTAGCCACTTGCTCATCAATGTGGTCATCGTGAATCATCGTGCTGAAATACTCTTGCAGCAAGTTATAGCGGCCAGCATTGTCCGCCTCGCCCCAATCGTGGTTGGAGCTCCCGGCCGACATCGGGTGAACAGCTAACGCTGGATGCTGCGGCATTGTCGTCACTACAACCCTTCCCCGGTTTGCTTGGCCTTCGTAAAGGTCGCTATTCGGGGTCCAAACTATCAACGCGTCCTTCGCTAGCATTTTACTCTCCCTGTTATGTTGCTTGAAATTGGGGGCCTACGTGCCGTCGGCCGACGTTCATTCTCATGGACTATCGCGGCCAGTGTCGCTTTCTATCTAATCCGAACTAGCCGGTCCTTAACCCCCTCCAGATCATAGATAAAGCCTTGCCATCCCGCCCGGCGAGCAGTTTCTGATAGGGGCTTTCGCATCTTGAACATAGCCGGCGTCTGAAGATCCGCCGAGAGGTAAAAGATCGAATACAGCCATGCCTCGTCCACGAGCACGAGGAACAGCGGAAAATAGATGGCGGCCAGCATGCGATCGTTCTGCGGCCCCCATGCAGCGCCCAGGATAGCCTTCGGGACGATATCTAGACGCTTAACACGACTGGCTTTGACCTGACCTAGATATCCGCAAAAATCGCATATGACATCTGCGCATTTGAAATTCGGTGGCAACCTGACGAGCGTTTTCGCCCGCTTGCATTTCGGGCAAGCGCAGTCGGCAACCACGCGTTGTTCGCCGAACAGTCCAAGATCCTGCTTGAGAGTAGGCATCATGTCACTCCTTCGAGCCTGAACACCCGACTCGCCGCGCATCGCACCCTGCCGACCTGTCTCAGCGCCCATTAGGCCATGTCTGACCAATCGCCGGACAACACATCCGAAGGGCGCGGATCACACCATGCACCTTTTTAGCCACCGCCGGTCCTTCGCGCCTCTCGCCTTTCTTTGGCTACTCTGATCCGCCCTGGCACCGTGTATAGCCGGGTGAGCAGTTGTTGCGTGAAATCCTGGAGATCAAGGGCATCTGCTTTGGTCAGCGTGCCATCATGGGCGCCGTCGTTTCCGTCTTGTTGCACGGCTTCCGCAAGTTCCTGAAGTTCAACAGGCAGCAGCTTATTGTCAAACAACCACTGCAGCCTAAGGCCAAGCGACCTCCTGATTCCTTTTGAGGGCTCAGGATTGTCTGCAGGCGGCAAAAGTGACTTAGTAGCGAGATCAATAACAGAGCGGAACATTGTTCCGGCCGCGTTCCAACATTCGACAGATCCGCAAGTTGCGCCTTCTAGAAATACGGCCGAGATATCGTCCGGTGTGAATTCGGGTGCCGGATCAATTTGACGATCGCGCAGCGAAATGTAACGCCCAGTTGTCATAAAGTCGTTCAAGTAGCCGTGCTTTTTCAGGAGCGCGCCTGGGGCCTGGATTTCCTCCCGAAGGTCATAAGTTTTGTTTTCAGCGACAAAAATCGTCCCTGTATGGCAATGGCGACATATCGAAAAAAGTTCGAACCGCTCAACCCAATTTGCCTCGACAATGCCTCTCGAATTTTGGCCCGCCACGTCAAACGTCGAATTTCTGGTGCCACATCTCGGGCAATCTTCTCTAAGTAACGCCATCCCCGTCTCTTCTCCGCCCGTGAAAAACTATTCGACTCATGCTCTAGGTAGCTGTCGCGATCAAGAGTGCATATGTTGAGTTGAGTGCAAGCCGGATGACGACTAGGAAATCGGAGGAGAGAACGGTGCCATTGACCCGCGATGAGGCTATCGAGGTGCGCAGGTTGCACTACGAAGAGCACCGTAAGGACGCACACCATGCTATGCAGCTGAATGCGGATTATGGAAAGTGGCTAATTGCCTCGCTTCTCCTGGTCCACGGCGCTGCAATCGCATTTCTGGCACAGAATGACCGGCTCTCGAAAAGCGTTTTGCCTCTAGTGTTCTGGTGGCACGTTACGGGCCTGATCACAGCGCTGACCTGCGGCTTTATCGTGTGGATCAACTGGAGCCTTCACGGCCGGTTCCACGGTTCGGTGTCGCCGCAGATGATATACGATGACACGCAATGGCCCGATTATGACGGTCCCGCGAGGTGGATTAATCGAACTCACTGGCTTGCTATTGCGATGGGGCTTGCATCGGCGATGTGTATCCTTGGCGCCGCCGTCACCGTATATACAAGGGCGATCTAG